GAATTTCGGCAGCAACGCCAATGAATTTTCCAACGCCGAACGATTTGAAAATTGGCTTTTAACGATAAAAAAAGCCCCATACCCCAATTGGAGTACAGGGCTTTAATTAATATTATTTACTCAATGCTTCTTTTAGTCTAGCCATATTATATTCTTTAACTTGACTAGAAGTCACATCTTTAACAGCTGACTTGCTCATTGGAATATACTTTTTGCTAAATGAAGTTTCATATTTTAGCTTAAAAGCATCCAATATCATTTCAGCTCTTTTGATATTTAACTCTTGTGCATTTCTTCTGAATAACAACTTATCAATCTTGTTAGTTGATATTTCAGTACCTACATCTTCTGACATAGCTTGTTTTAATAAACCCACTGTTTTATCTAGTGAGTTCTGACAAGCTTCTAGATGTCTAGAAAATACACCATAGATTGAATTGCAGTTCCATTCTGCTAACTTTTCCCAATCTGGGCTATCAGCAAATGGCAATATTATACTGTTGAAAAATGCTGACATACCAGCATTAATATCAACAGAATCTAATACATCTGCCATATTATCTATTCTATTATCAGAATAATCAATATCTCTTAATTCACTACTGTGCATAAACATCTCCTTTTGTTACTTGATTTAACTCAGCATTTATTTCAGCTACTTTATCAGTTTCACCTTTATAAATAGCTTCTTCTCTTAGAGTTAACAACTCATTAACTCTCATCTTATTAGTTTCATCTACAACTAACTCATAGTATTTAACATAGTCCATAAGTATCTCCTTTTGTTTGACTTGTTATAAACCAGTGCATCATGCACGTGGCATCGCGTAGGCTAACAAGGGGAGTACTCGCCAATCAACAGCTTGGCACCTTTAGGTGCGGCGCTTATGTCCCCCAGTGGACATAACGCCCTGTTGAATGGATGAGGGGATTCCTTGTTATACTATCGCGAACACGTGTGTATAGAGGGGCCCATAGCAATAGTGAGCAACAGCGAACGGTTTACGAAGTAAAATTGCGTATGGGATCAATAGCATAGGCGGATGCCTATTCCACCAAAGCGAGTGGAACGAGCGTCAAGCGACCAGGATCGTTACCCGAAGGGACAAGACCGAAGGGCTTGGGTGCGCAGCACTAGAGCCTGTAAGTCGCACATACAAGATATAGTATTGTGAGTTTAAACGAACACTAAAGTGTCATAATAATTGTTGACAAGGAGAAATTCTAAGCCTACGTTCAGTTAGGGGTAGAATTATAATAGTGTATGAAAGATGATCTAACAGAAAAGCAAAGACAGTTGGTTGATACTATCGTAGCAACAGGATGTAGTATAAAGGATGCTGCTGAAAAGGCAGGTTATTCAACGAAAGGAAGTAAAGAAGCAGGGAGAGTAAGTGCTTCTCGCACACTACGTTTACCAAAGGTACAACAGTATATGCAATCAAGGATAGCACAAACTCTTGGACTTGGCGCAGTAAGTGCGAGTAAAAGACTTATCGAGCTGTCTACCTCAGCTAGAAGCGAGTACGTTCAGTTAGAAGCTTCTCGCGATATACTAGATAGAGTAGGACTAAGAGCTCCAGATAAGGTAGCTCACAATATTCAAGGAGATATTAAAATTAATATCGTTCTATCGTGAGGCGTTGGTATGCACCCACACAGTTAGAATCGCCAGATTCGGAGGGTGGGGGCAAAATTCATCAGCTTTAGCTGACGAGGGAAGTGTCACACACAACAGAGGTTAAAAAAAGCACATGGCAAAAGCAAAGTTTGATTTAAACAAGTTAGTACATGAACGAATACCAAAGAAGACATCCATAGGAAGAAATCCAAAGAAGTCTAGTATGAACAAATCTAAGAAAAGATCTTTTAAAAAATATAGAGGTCAAGGAAAACCACAATAAATTATTGGTGCGTTTAAAAATTTTTTTTTATTCTATAGGTTCGTTTCTTTCATTTAAATAGGAGGAAATATGAATTACAAAGTAAATATATGGAAAGATGACACTCTTAAAAGAGAGATTGTATATTCTGCAGATAATGATATACAAGCAATACAAATGGCAAGTGCTGCCACACCAGATGGATGTAGATCAACTTATGAAGAAATAACAGAGGAGCAAATATGGCTTATGGAAAAAAAGGAAACACCTCAAAAAGAGGGAGTTTAAGTAAAAAACAACAAACATTACCAACTGCTTTAAAAAAGAAAATAATGGCTGCTAAGAAAAAGAAGTAATGGCAACCAAAGAAGAAAAAATATGGATGAATAAGGTAGCAAGTCTTGGCTGCTATGTATGTCAACGACCTGCTTCCTTACATCACATAAGACCAAAAGGAACTGGAATGGGAAGAAGAACTTCTCATTTTCATGTAATACCTTTATGCTATGACCATCATCAAGGACAGTTTTCAATTCATATGTCAAAAAAATCTTTTGAAAAACAATACGGAACTGAAACTGAAATTTTAGAAATTGTTAAACAAAAAGTTAAGGAAGAAGAATGTCGTTCATCAATACTTTAAGTTTAAAAGATCGAAGAAGATTAAGAACTATTGTTAAAAGAGTACATCTTGCACATTATCCTACTCATATGATTACAGACTATGAGGCAGATAAACTTGTTGAAGCTTTTGGTGAAGAAACAGTTTATAATCTGTTAAAGGAAAATGTAGGTAAGAATGTCGACTAAATTTGATTACAAGCCAGAAGGTATAACACTCAAACAATTTATGAAGTCTAATGACTTCTTTAGAGGATTAAGAGGGCCAGTTGGATCTGGTAAATCTGTTGCTTGTTGTGTTGAAATATTTAGAAGATGTTTATTGCAAGAAAAAAACAAAGAAGGCAAACGTAAATCAAGATGGGCAGTAATTAGAAATACTAATCCACAATTAAGAACTACTACAATTAAAACTTGGTTAGATTGGTTTCCAGAAGATACTTGGGGAAACTTTGCCTGGAGTGTACCTTATACTCATAGAATAGTTAAAGGTGATTTAGATGTAGAAGTTATATTCTTAGCTCTTGATAGACCGGAAGATGTAAAGAAATTATTATCTTTAGAACTTACTGGTGTTTGGGTTAATGAAGCTAGAGAAATACCTAAATCAATTATAGATGCTTGTACAATGAGGGTAGGAAGATTTCCATCTATGAGAGATGGTGGTGCTACTTGGTATGGAGTTATTGCAGATACCAATGCACCAGAAGAAGATCATTGGTGGCCCATAATGGCAGCTGATGTTCCAGTACCAGATCATATTTCTAGAGATGAAGCTTTAATGTTAATCAAACCAGATAACTGGAGTTTTTATACTCAACCATCTGCTATGTTAGAACAAAAAGAAAATGGAAGTATTACTGGTTATGAGTTTAATGAAAAAGCAGAAAACAAATCTAATCTTACAGAAAATTATTATCCTAATATTATTAGAGGTAAAACAAAAGGATGGATTGATGTTTATGTTTTAAATAAACTTGGATCTATTGAAGAAGGTAAACCTGTTTATCCAAACTTTAAACAAGAAATACATTGCGCTGCTGAAGACTTACAAGTTAATCCTTATCAACCAATTTATATTGGAGTTGACTTTGGTTTAACTCCTGCTGCTGTTTTTGGACAAAGATTAGTTACAGGTAGATGGCATTTATTAAATGAGCTTGTATGTTTTGATATGGGTGTAATTAGATTTTCTGAATTATTAAGAACAGAAATAGCAAAAAATTATAAAGGTATGGAAATACATATTTACGGAGATCCTGCTGGAGATTTTAGATCTCAAACAGATGAAAGAACTCCATTTCAAATTATGCGACAGAATGGATTGAAAGCTAGTCCAGCTCCATCTAATGATGTTGCACTTAGAATAGAATCTGTAGATTCAGCATTATGTAGATTACTTGATGGTAAACCTGGTTTATTGCTAGACAAAAAATGTATTACTCTTAAAAAAGGTTTTAATGGTGGTTATCATTATAGAAGACTACAAGTATCTGGAGATAGATATGATGAGAAACCTTTAAAGAATAGATACTCCCACGTTCACGATGCACTTCAATATTTAATGATGGGAGCTGGTGAAGGTAGAACTATTTTATCTGGACAACCTACTAAGAAAGTAACTGTTGCTAAAAAAGAATGGGATGTCTTTGCAAAACATAAACCAAGAAAAAGGCAAGTATGGGATCTGTTCAAGAAGAATGGTTAATATATTTTTATGAAGCTAGTGATCATCCTTATCCAGAATGGTTAAGATT